AGACTCGGCTGGAGCTAATGGTTCAACCCCAGCACAAATTTCACAAGGTATAGCAAAGGCTTGGGTTAATTTTGATGGTACTGGTACTCCAGCAATCAATGATAGTTTTAATGTTACTTCAATTACTGATAATGGAACTGGGGATTACACAATAGTTATTGAGACAGATATGGGCAATGGTAATTACACTATAGCGGGAACTGCATCAGATGAGGATAGCACGACTGGGTACATAAATGCCCCTTTCATGTCTGCCCCTGTCGCGGGTTCATTTAGAATAAGTACAGATGGTCATGCGGGTAGTGTACAAGATGTTACTCATGTTTCTTGTGTAATTTTCGGAGACTGATAATGAATAATATAATTAAGAGGAAATTAAATGGATAAAAGAATAGTTTATACAGGCGATAATGGCGTAGCCGCAGTTGTAATACCAACACCTGAGTATCTTGCTAATGGTGGTACGATTGAAGCTTTAATGGAAAAGTCTGTACCAGAAGGTGTTACTGATGCAAGCATAGAAGATGTTGACTCAATCCCTTCAGACCGAAGCTTTAGAAATGCTTGGACTACTTCTGACAATTCTTCTGTTACAGTTGACTTAGCAAAATCTAAAGAAGTTGCTAAAACTAAAATTAGAGAAGCTAGAGACCCAGCATTAGTAAAGCAAGATGTTGCTTACCAGAGAGCTGATGAAAGCGGTGATGCAGATGAAAAAGCCGCAGTCATAGCACGGAAAGTAGTATTACGTAATGCACCAGCAGACTCAAGGATTTCTGATAGTGCAGACGTAGATGCTTTAAAAGTAGCTATGAATACAATCGTAGATGAATGTAGTTCCTAGTGGTTGGGTAACAGTACTTACAGTATTTATTCCTATACTGTTTGCTTCTTTTATTTCTATGTGTTTATTAGTAGCATATAAGAGAGCTAACAGAGCAGACGGAAGACCTGAGTTATCTTCAAGTCATATACTAATGAATCAACTTTGTGTTGGTTTTGTATTAGGCTCATTAACTCAGTGGTGTCTAGGGGAGATAATATACCAAGTAAGTAATGTTGCCACCAACGATATTAAGATGATGCTTCTAGCAAGTTTAAGTACAGGGATTTTATCACTTGCAATGTATCATGGGTTCAGGGGTTTCTTTAAAAAAAGAAGTCCGGGAATGTATAAATTTTTAACTGTTAAACACACACAAACGGCAGATGAGCTTGGGCTATCAGGAGATTACTCAGACATGACAGTACGAAATATTGGTAGTAATCGGATAGAAGAAGAATGATTACACACTCACAAGAGGTAGTTAAAGCTATAGATTTTATTACGTATTCGTGTTCAGGCTGGGCTTGCATCAGTGCATACATAAATCACTACTCAACTTTATTTGCTATAGGTATAGCTTTTTGTTCCTTAGTTGTAAGCTGGGTTTATAAACATTTAGCGTATAGAAACGAAACAAAAAAACTTAAAGCTATGTTTGGAGAAGAATAATGATTCAAATATTTTCAATAATAGGTGGTCTTGCAAAAACCTTCCTAGAAAATAAAGCAAAAGAATCAAACGCAAAACAAGAATTAAAAATAAGAGCTATTGAATCAACAGATTCGTGGGAACAATTACAAGCACAGGCTTCACAATCCAGTTGGAAAGATGAATGGTTTGTCATAGTATTATCAATACCTATGGTATGTGCTTTCATTCCTGATTTAGTTCCTTACATTGAAAGAGGGTTTGAAGTTTTAAATAACATGCCAGCCTACTACAAAGCGTTTTTAGGAGCTGCAATCGCAGCCAGCTTTGGGTTGAAGGGTTTGGCTACTTGGAGACAATAATGAAATTACAAGATATAACAGATATGTGTTGGGATATTTTAGAATCAATACATCCTTACTTTTGGATGGCTGCGTGGTTCGGTGTTGGTTGGGTAGTAGGTTCTTGGTAAATTCGACCTTCTTATTTTACTTCTAAGCGATTTAAAATAAAAGTTGATATCCCAGTATCTCGGAAATTCACACACTTTCAGTAACTTACAAGATATAAAAAAAGCCTGGTGCAAAATAATATGAGTGGTAAAGGAAGCAAGCGTAGACCTGAAAACGGAAAAGCTTATAGAAAAAATTATGAGAAAACATTTAAAACTAAAAAAAGGAAATAGTTTAAATGCGTAAAACTGGTTGGAGAAAATTTGAATTAGTTGAAGTTTGGTGGAACGACCACAGTTGCGATAGTGGCTGGGTGTCTGAACCAGATGATTTTGAAAAACCTCCGGTACAAGTTCGTACAATTGGTTGGAAAGTTCGTGAAGACGAAACAAGAATTTGGCTTGTAACAAGTTTAACCAGTGAAAAAGATTTAGGCGGATTAAATGAAATACTTAAAGCCACTGTTGTTAAAACTAAAACATTAAGGAAGATGTACTAATGAGCACAATAGGATTATTTATTTGTACATGTTGCTATGCAGTTACATTTGTTGACTTAATGATAAAGGGAAACTATCCGTTGGCTTGGATGTTTTTCTTCTATGGGGCAAGCTGTATTTGTCTCATGCAAGTCACAATGAAAACTTAGGAGAATATAATGAGTGCAGCCACAGAAAAGGAACTCGGAAAATTACATGCAACCCTTGCGAAAGCTTTCGTAACTAAAATTGAAAGTGGAGAAGCTAATGCATCTGATTTAGAAGTTGCTAGAAAATTTTTAGCAGACAATGATATTGCTGCTATGCCAGAAAAGAATGAAGACATACAACGTCTTAATTCTATAGTTCCATTTCCTGAAATGAAAACTAAATGAAGTGGGCAGAATATTCGGAGGCTGATAAAGAATTAGTAACATCAGATTTCAGAAACTTTGTTTTTATGGTTTGGGAATTTCTTGGACTACCTGAACCAACTCCAATTCAATATGACATTGCTGAGTATCTTCAGCAGTCTAAACGTAGAACAATCATAATGGCGTTCCGGGGAGTCGGAAAATCTTGGATAACATCTGCGTATGTTTGTTGGTTACTTCTTTGTAACCCTCAACTAAAGATTCTAGTTGTGTCAGCCTCTAAGGAACGTGCTGATAACTTCTCAACATTCACTAAGAGATTAATTAGTGGTATGCCATTAATGCAACATCTCATTCCTAACAATGACCAGAGAAATTCTAATGTGTCATTCGATGTTGCTCCAGCAACACCTGACCATGCACCTTCAGTAAAGTCTGTAGGTATAAGCGGTCAGTTGGCTGGTAGTCGTGCTGACATTATCGTAGCAGACGATGTAGAGATTCCTAACAACTCTATGACTCAACTTATGAGAGATAGATTAGGAGAATCTGTAAAAGAGTTTGATGCTATCTTAAAGCCCGGGGGTTTTATTAAGTACCTCGGAACACCTCAGACTGAAATGAGTTTATATAATGTTTTATCTGAACGTGGATATGAACAACGAATATGGACAGCACGTTATCCTAGAAGTAAACAACGTATTTCATATGACGATAAATTAGCCCCTTATTTAACGCATAAGCTATCTAAAGATAAAAAGCTTACCGAGGGTTCACATGACCGCTACGGTGTTCCTACAGACCCTAAGAGGTTCGATAGCGATGATTTAATAGAACGAGAAGCTTCATATGGTCGTTCCGGTTTTGCATTACAGTTTATGCTGGACACATCCGTAAGTGATGCTGATAGATATCCTCTTAAGTTATCTGATTTATTAATCATGGGTACTTCTTCTACTGATGCACCTATTAAAGTTGTATGGGGTAGTTCTCCTGAGCAGATTATTAATGATTTACCTAATGTTGGTTTATCAGGTGATAAGTTACATAGACCCATGTTTATTTCTAAGGACTTCTCAGAGTATACCGGGAGTGTAATGTGGATAGACCCTTCAGGTAGAGGTACAGATGAAACTGGATATGTAGTATTAAAGATGATTAATGGTTTTCTTTACCTTAGAAAAGTCGGAGGTTTCCTCAGTGGTTACGATGATGAGACTTTAAAAGCTCTTGCGGCAATTGCTAAGGAAGAAAAAGTAAACTATGTTGGAGTAGAAGATAACTTTGGGGACGGTATGTTCCTAGAACTATTTAAACCTTACCTTACTCGTGCCGGACACCCGGTAATGTTAGAAGGTCATAAGGTTCATGGTATGAAAGAGGCTCGAATAATAGATACACTTGAGCCTATTATGAATCAACACCGTTTAGTGGTGGATGAAGATGTTATTAAGAGGGATTTAAAAGCTCCTGACCAGAAATATCAGCTCTTCTACCAATTAACACGAATATCAAGGGACAAAGGGGCGTTAGTTAAGGACGATAGGGTTGATGTATTAGCACAAGCAGTAGGATACTTTACTGAACAAATGGCTAGAGATGTAAATACTATCGAACAAGAACATAGAGACAAGCTTCTTGATGATGAATTAAGGAAGTTTGCGGAAAGTTTCGGTAAAAAAGCAGCAGAACCTAACTGGACTAATGTAATATAGAGAGGATAACTATGGTTAAGTTTCTCTGTATTTACTTTTTAGTAATGTATGGTGGTCAAAATAAAGTATATTTTGATAATGCACCTGAGTTTTCTACTGAAAAAGAGTGTAGTGAGTTTGCAATGTCTGATGAAAATAGGGAGTGGATGCTGAGTTTCTTTAAGAATAAAGGGGTGAATATGGTATATCCAACTTGTGTGGGTAATACTCGGTATATTGAGATTCTTTTAGAGAATACTAGGGGTATATAGCTTCTTTTTATCACAAAAATTTGAAACCCTATACGTTAAGCTGTCTGGCTCAATTTACCCCGTTCAATTTTTTGCCGGGCTGTAGGCTGTAACGGATTAAGAATCTGATACATTTCTATTAAAATCAATTACTTAGCAGCTTCATTCTATTATAATCTGGGAAATTTGCTGGGAAACTGGCAACAATTCTATTATTTATATTTAGCTTATGTCTTTCTGACTATCTGTTTTTTTTTAAATTTAATTTCATTCTAACTATATACAGTAGTATCAAATTGTGATATGAAGGATATTCATTTTAATCAAAAAGGGGAATAACATCATGAGACTATTTAAAAGCAAAA